GCATTCATCCACCACGGCGTTGCGGGGGAGGAAACCGTGTTCGTCTGCCCACCCGTGCCGGCGAGCTGCCCGAAGATTGACGACGCCTTGCCCAGGTTCGCCCAATCGGCGCCATAGGTGCGCTCGTGCAGATCCGCCTCGCCCTGACGCCGTGCCAGTGCATCCGCGTCCTGCTGCGCTCCGACGCCAAGCTGGACGCCAGCCGGGGCCATGCCTGCCTGATACATGCCGGGCAACATACCTGCCGCCTGTGACTGCCACTGGCGATCTGCGGCGATATTGGCGTTGTTCACGTCGCCCAGAGCGCTAACGGCGGTATTGACGTGTGAGCCCGAGCCGAACCGGCCCGAATTGGTGAACATGGAGTTGACGTTGGTCAGCGCCTTGTCGCTCAGCTTGTCGTAGTAGGCGTCATTGGCCCCAAATTGGTTGCCCGCCGCCGCATCGGCAAAGTCAGCCGTAGCGCCAGCAACGCCAGCCGAATAGGTCGGGTTGTTGCCAGCCCCCAGCATCGAGGCCCAGCCCGCCTTGGTGGTGTCCCCAGCCCCGGTATAGAGGCTCTGGTTAAAGGTCGGCATGCCCTTGGCCGCAACACCGCCGAGCGAGCCCAGAAGGTTGGTCAGCGTGTTGTCAACCGCTGGGTTAGTTGGTCTGCTCGTGGAGACCGTTTCGTCCTTATTGTCACCCATTGATGAGCACCTTTCGCAGTCGGTTGTCCACGTCATCAACAGGCTGATAGTCGGGGAATACCCGGCTCCAGTTGCGCCCGCCGATGTAGATCTGATTCACCCCTGCGCCGCGGCAGTGGTCTTCAAAGTCAGCCATGAGTTGCCGCATGGTCTTGAGCAGCGGCCCGGATTTGACCCGGCCTGCCAGATAGGAGGCAAAGCAGCTCACCCGCTCGCCTTCAGGAAAAACCCGGAACACCATGACCAGCCCCTCGGCAGGCCCAGCGCCCTCGATCATGTGGAAGTCACCAGCCATCAGCCGGTCATAGACGCCCTGCATGGTCGCGCCGGGATGGACCCGAACCGCAGGCTCCAGGATTTTGGACAAGGCCGGCCACTGCGCTGCAATGCGCTCCGGCTCGACAAGGACGAATTGCATGCTAGCCCTGTGGGCCGTTCCACGTGCCCAGCGCCGTGGCGTCAGGGCTCATGAACGTAATGAGGCAATCGATCTGGTTCGCAGCGCCCGCCGTCGCACGGATCGACCAGCCAGCATTGATGGTCAGGGGCTCATTGAAGATCAGCGTCTGCTTGGCCGTCATGGCGAGAGCGTTGCGGAGATAATAGCTCGTGGTGGCATCATAGAGTTCCAGCGTCAGCGCCGGGGTATTGCCTGTGATTTCCGTGGCGACGATGGAGAGGATCACCGTGCGCTTCTGCGCCGTGTAGAGGGCCGTTGCGCTCGTAGTCGTCAGCTTGGTCGCCTTGGTAAGGATTGACCCGCCGGTAAGGGTGAAACTCATTTCGGGCCACCCGCGCTTGACTTGATGTGATCGACGCCCTTGGCATAGGTCCAGGTTTCGCCGGCCGGAATGTTGCGCTCAAAGGAGAGGTTAAGCCCCCTGCCCCGCTGCGGTGTCCGCCCGCCCGATACCTTGGCCGCCCCGGTGTTGAACGCCGTTGTCACGTCATCAAGGGTGTCGGTGACCCGCATGGCCAGAGTGCCGCCCGCCGCATCGTCAATCGGGGTTGCCCAGCCGATCAATGCCGTGACCGGGCTATTGCTTGTCGATGTGCGAATGCGCGCTGCCTGCGCCGTGCCAGAGAAGGCCGCATATTTGAGGTCGCTATCGAGCGCCGCCAGCACTTCGCCGCCGCCCTGCCAGAAACGGTCGCCAATCGGAATATCAGGCGCCCCGGCAAGGTCGCCAAACGCCGCCGCCGCCGTGCCCAGCGTATAGCCGGGGGTCGCCACGCGGCTTAGATAGGCCATATCGACCGACCAGGTGAACCACTTGTCATATTCCCACGAGTAGCCGATGACATGCTCGGTAACGGAAGATGATGCATCCGCGCTGGTCGGATAGCGCCACAGCACGATCTTGCGCGCCGGGTCGATAGTGCCCTGCACCTTTGGCAGGTCGATCAAGGCCACCTGGGACAGGAACCACGCATCGATCTTGCCAGATCCGATGGCCTGCAACCCGGTGGATAGCGAGAAGCGGAAGAACCCGTTCGTGGAGAGGAAATAGACCACGCCATCAAAGGCCACGACCGACTTCTTGCCGACCGAGCCGCGCCCGTTGGCGATCTCCTGAAGCGAATACATGGCGCCGCCGCCGGCATTGCCGAACTGGAGCAGGCGCATGGCGTCACGCTGAAAGATGACCGCCGCCGCGTTCTTGAGATTGACGCCACAGACCAACTCGCCGCCCTTTTCGAGGGGCTGCTGATCGGCCGCGCCGCCCGTCCAGTCGGTGTGGTCATTGAAGTCCGAATTACGAATGAGCCGGTTGTTCCGGTCGCCCGCATCGTCCTTGCAATCGAGCCCGAAAACCATATTGGCGCAAACGAACAGCTCGCGCGGATCACCCGCAGCGGAGATTGCAGCAGCCGCGCCACCGGCCTCAACGTCATAGGCCCGCAGTCCCTGCGTTGTGTTGGTATAGAGCAGCTTGTCGCCAAACTGTTCCAGTGACCAATCATCGCCACTGGTGCAGGACAGCCCTGCCTCTATCTGCGTCCAGGTAAAGTCCGTGCCGAGGCTCTGCAACGTGGCCTCGGTCATGAAATAGACCTGCACCGTGCCCGTGCGCTTGATGACAGTGATTGCACCGCGTGGAGCCGCCGGCAGCACTGTGGCGCCCGCTGGCGTCACCAATTGCTGAGCCGGGCCATACCCTTCAGGCAGCGGCAGAACGCCGTCAGCGGCTATGCAGACGCCGGGCGCGTTGGCTTTGGCATCAGGGGCAAGGGGGCCATAGATGAACTGCATCAGTTCGTCCCATCCCAGCCGTAGCGCCAGGAGCGGCCAACCATGGCCAAGCCGGCATCAACCGTCGAAACCGCGCGCTTGTTCTGGGCTATCGTGTTCTTGATGCTCGGAATGGCTTCCTCAAGAATGCCCTTCCACACTGCGCCATTGTTCCAGTCCTCATTGTAGCCAGCGCCCCACATCAGGGTTGCAGCCAGATACACGTCAGGATGATTGGTCAGCAGCCAGTTGGTCGCGCTGGTGGCAAGGTTGAACTTCTGCCGATAGCGCAGACGGAACGGATAGGCCGCGTCCAGTGGGCAATCGAAGTCGATATTGGTGCCGTCCAGCGCCCACACAGACGGCTTGCCGCTGTCGGTCAGGTAGGGGAATGTCCCATCAGCCTTGGGGTTGATGAACACTTCATCCTCACCCGTCTCTGCGAGGAACAGCGCGATTGGCTGCACCAGCGACACGGCCGAGATATCAATGCGGCGGCTGTCGAGAACGCCGGTCAAGGTCGTGTCGGTCTCGATTGCGCCAAGCTCCCGGTTAAGCCGGGCCTCGGCAAGCGCGATCCAGTCCACCACCTGCCCGGTTTGGCCAGCACGGGTCATCCAGTCCAGCGCCGAGGCCTGGAGGTCAGTATAATTAGCGAGTGCCATTACGGGGCGCCTCCGGACGCTTGTGCGATGTCGCGGGAAACCTTCACGACTTCATAGTCGCCATGCTCGATTAGGGCCGGCAGGAAGCCAGAGCCCTTGACGGTGACGTAGCCGGGCACTCGCCGGGCAATGTCGGCTAGGTATTCGGCCTGCATGATCAATTGCGGCGTTGTCAGGTATTCTTGGCCGCCGCACTCCACCAAGACGCGGCTCTCGGTCACGAGGCTCCACGAATAGGCATGCTCGCGGTCGGTGAATGAGGATTCGCAACCGAACAGGGTCACGCTTGGATTGCCGTTTATGGCCGCCAGCATCGGAACGGAGGCGGCAGAGGTGGCGCCGAGCGGCGTATGCTCCAGATCGATCATCTGCACCGGGCCGCTGACTGCTGCGACCACAGAGGGGTTACAGTGGTCCGCCAGGATTGCCGCGGTCGCCCGCTGCGCCATGCCAAGAAGGGCATCGGATGCGTCAAGCGAGAAGAACGTTGCCGGGATGCCATTGTCGAGGCACCAGCCAAAGGCCCCGTTGATGGCCCAGATTTCGCCGTCCCAGCTCCTGAGATCGTCCCGAAAGCGGACCACTTCTGGCCCGCCGCCCACTACGGCTAGCTTGGACTTGGTGCCCTTGGCCTCCCCAAACACAGGAAGGCCAAGGCGCAGGTTGGTCACCTTGTTGCGAACCAGATATTCCGGATGGAAAACCTGACCCGCTCGAAAGGTGAGCTTGGGCGGCATTACGCGCCGGGACCAGCTTCAATCAGGCCCTTTTCGTAGAGGGCGGCGATGATGGCACGGACGGCAACGTTGGTCGTCGCAATCGTGGCATTGGTGGCGAGGGAGATCGACGCGGCCTGGTCAACAGGCGTGGCGCCGTGGAACGAGACGAGATCGGAAGCCGACTGGCCCAGGGTAGTGCCGGCGGGGCCGCCATCGGAAAGCTGTCGTACAGCCATTGGAGTGTCCTTTCAGGAATGGGGAAAGGCGGGGCGTTGTGCCCCGCCCTGTTGTTAGGCCGTGCCGCTCAGGCGGACAGCCAGGCGCGGGTCGATGGCCTTGACGCCGTAGAGGACGTCCAGACGCCATGCGCTTTCGTCGGTCACGCCGTCATAGACGGGGATGACGCGAACGTTGGTGCCCTTGTAGCTCTTGCGAGCAACATCGACGGCGCCCGGAGGCGAGATCAGGGGCACCGACACCAGGGCGAAGGCGTTCTTGTGGAACACCATGTTCTGTGGGTACACGCTCGACTGCGTACCGATGAAGGTCACGGCCTGGTTGTTGAGGTCGGTAACGCTGGAGACGACATCGACGTTCTTGAAGGCGCCGGTCCAGATAATCGCCGGAGTGATGATCAGGTCGCCCTCGTTCGAGGCCATGGTGGCGTCGGCGGTGACGGTGAACATCTTGAGGTGCGGCAGGCGGGCCTTGGTCACCGGGTTCACGTCATACACATCGGCAATCGTGAACACGTCGCCAGCCTTGACCACGGCCGCGGCAGTGGTGAAGCCATCCATGTGGATGGTTTGGACGTTGGTGTCCTTGACGCTTTCGTAGGTCGTGGTGCTGGTCGTGATCGACAGGTCGATCAGCACGGTGCCGGCGAAGTTGCCGGTGGTGTGCGACGGCACGTTCTGGGACATGTAGGTGTCCACGCCGCCGATCATGCCGAGCGAGCCGTTGCGATAGGCGCCCTTAGCCACGTCCTGCATGTACAGGCTGGTCTGGGAACCGAGCAGGCCCCAATGATCAGCCGGCGACATGACAGCCGAGCGGGCATCGAACGGAACCGCCAGTGTGTCGAGGCGTTCGGGAGCCTTGGCGAAGTCGGTGTAGGAGTTCACCGTCTGGCCGGGAGTGCCGACCCAGTTCGGGACGCTGGCATAGAGTGCCATCAGATCACGGTCGATCTGGTTGGCGAGCTGCACCATGGCCGGCTTGATGACGCGTTCGGACAGTTCACCGATCTTGGTGGTGAGATCCTGGGACGTGAACTTGAAGTCGATACCCTTGCGCTTGTTGAGCACAATGGTCGTCTTGCCTTCGGTGACGTCCTGCACGTCCATAGTGGCGCCGTCGCGAACCGTGAAGTCGGTCGGCTTGCGGATGGAGATGGTTTCCCCAACCTTGTAGCCGTTGACCTTCTTGTCGAATTCGTTCTCGTAGCCACGGAAGACCTGCTTGGCCATGACCAGCTCGTTGTCGAGAATGGTGATGGCCTCGGCGGCAATGATGTCCGCCGTGAGGGTAGTATTTGCCATTTTAGAGGGTCCTTCTGGCGCACTGGGCGCACTGGGCCTGGACTGTCATCACGACGTTCAAGCTGAGGTTTTGCGGGGGTTTACCGCTTCCCTGCCCGGCGAGCTGCCGCGTATGCCTCCATGTCATCGCCACGAGCGAGGTCAGCCACAGACCGGGAGGTCGTGGGACTGGACATCGCCTTGACGGTGGCGAGGGGAGCAACGGGAGCTTTGGGGGCAGCTTTGGGAGCGGCCTGTTTAGCGATGGCCTGTGCCCCGATATGCGCCTTGTGCAGCAAGCCAAGGAGCGTAGGGCTCCAGTTCGCTTTCAGCACTTGTTCCGGGATGCCCTCGGAAGTTGCGAAAGAGACTAGCTTGTCGATGGTGGCGGCGCGGGTTTCGGGTGTCAGGCCGGGGATGATCTTGGGTGCAGCCTCAAGGGTTTCCTGAACGCGCTTGGCAAGGTCTTGCTGCGCTTTCTCAGTCCGCTGTGTGCTGGCATTATTCACTACACCCTCAAGCTCGGCCTTCTGAGCCTTGAGGAATTCCATGCGGCGCTCATGCTTACGAACGCCTAGGGGGTCTTGGGTTTCGTGGAAGTCCCAGTCTTCTTGGGTGAGCTTGAGATAGGCATCAAGCTCTGCGTTCACGCTCTTGAGCGTGGCGCGCGCATCCAGTTCGGCTTCAGTGGCTTCAGCTTGCTGGGCAATCGCGGCTTCGCGCTGCTCCAGTTCCTTGGCCTTTTCGGCGACCGTCTGCGTTTTCTTGGTGTAATCCCCCTGCATGAGGAATTCACCTTCAAGCTCCTTGGGAACCTGATACTGCTTGCCGTTGCGTTCGAGCGTGACGTACTCGATCTCAACGGGTTCACCACCGTCATCGGCGTTGTCCCCCTCGTCCTCGCCAGGCTCTAGAATGTCCTGCGGGGTTTCGGGAAGTTCGGGGGTTTCGACTGGTTCCACTGCCCCGGTATCGCTTGGTGTTTCCACTGCGGGCGCGGCAATAGAGATATCCTCGTCGGCCATAGACGTTCACTCCGTGACAGGTTGGTGAATGAGCGCCAGAGCGGCGGCGCGTCCGATGCTAGGCGGCAGACAGGAGGAGCATTTCGGCGTCCTCTTCATCCATCCGGGCTAGAATGAGTTCGGCCAAGGCATAGACCTCAGCCACGGTGTCTTGAGTGATCGGCGCCGAGGTCAGCGTTTCGCTGGCGGCTTCCGCTGCGGCGGCCCTTGCGTCATCAGTTCCGCCCAGAGCGGCCCCAATTTCGCGGATGATGATGGGCCGCGCTTTCCGCGCCGACTTCGCCCGCTTTGCCTCACGGGCTATGCGGGATAGGGTTTTCGGGTTCCAGGTGGTGGCAGATCCGCTCGAGGTGGCGGTAGATGCCGGCTGCGTAACTGAGCCGGCCAGCGCAGCGCCATCAGCGCCCTCGGTCGCCTCAAGCGAGCCAGTGACGGGCACCAGGCTCACATTGCCTGCAAACTCCGCACTATCGGCACCGTCATCGGCAGCGAGAGCGCCAGATACCAGCACAGTGCCCGTTAGAGCCGCCGTGTCTGCGCCTTCTGTCCCTTCCAACGAGCCAGAGATGACCGGGAAGGCGACTGTGCCAGCCAAGGCCGCGGCATCAGCGCCGTCAGTGGCAGCAAGCGTTCCTGAGACAATGACATCGCCTGCAAAGGCAGCGATATCAGCGCCATCGGTTCCCGATGCAGACCCGGAAACGATCACATCGCCGGCTATTGAGGCTGCGTCAGCACCTTCCGTGCCAGTGAGTGAACCAGAGACGCCCGTGACTGCGGGACGAAGCGCGAAATGGTAGGCAACCCACGCGTCAGTGCCCGAGGTCGTAAACGCACCCGGATCCAGCGCGCCAGGAGATGCAGCGAGCAGCGACGCCATCATTGATGTCGCACCAATAGTGGTGCTGGCCTGCCCCGTATTGGAACTGATCAGGTCGCCAAAGGTTGATGGCGCTGCTGATACAGTGGCGTCGTCATCGTCCAGCCCACCGACCACAATGCGCATGGCGTTGGCGGTTACAGTGGTGAATGAGCCCGGGTCAGGCTGGCCGCTAGCACCAGTCGCAGACACGACCGCCGCATCGAGCGGCGTTGTGAGGTCAACACCACGCCACACCTGAATGGTGCCGGCTATGTAGTTGGCGGTTTTCTGATCGATATTGACGACAGTATCGGGCGTGGAGCCCATGAACTTGCGAGCAACGACAGAGCCAGGGGCATCAGCCGCAGCGGTGACGATGTTCGTGTAACCCGAGGTGAGGATGTCACCGATTGCCAGCGCACCGTCACCGACGATGTGGACAATAACCAGGTCGTTGGCGATAGGAGGCCCGGGAAGGGTCTTGTTCTCGCTCCCGGAGCCCGAGGCAACGCTAAAGGCTAGCTCGCCAACCTTGGTAATGGCCATCGGGCGCCTCCCCTAGAGGGGCTTAGGTGCCCGAGGTGTTATGCGTCAGTGTTCCTGCCGTAATGGTCACGGTCTGGCCCGCTGTGATCGACGTGCTGTCGAGAACGATGTTGGTTCCAGACGTGCCGACCGTGAGGCCGGAGACAATCACGTTGTCGGCGCTGTCGGTGATCGTGGCCGCCGCTGCCGTGCCGGTATTGTCAGCCGACGAATCCGAAATGTCGGGGTCGAAGTCGAGGGTCAGGACATCGCCTGACACCGTGCCGCAGGGGTCAGCCAGGGTCAGGGTTGCCAGGACCGAGGCCATGCTGGCCGTGCCAATCTTGAGCTTGCCCGCTCCCACTCCTGCGTCAATTGCGTTGACAACATCGGTCATGCGGGTGGTGCGGAGCGCCGCTGCGTAGATCACTGCCATTTAGTTCATCACCTTTCTGGAGCCGACGGCGCGGCCTGTCGCTGGGTCGCGCACCAGCTCATTGGGAGCGGCCACCACCTGAGCAATGGCCTGCAAGCCCTGCTGAGTGGCCTGCCCGTTCTGCGCGACCATCTGGCCCAGCGCGTTCAGGCCCTGCATGATGGCTTCGAAGCCCATGTCGGTGCGGGACTTGACGACCGTTGAGCCATCCTCGCCCTGCGTTTCCACGCCGCCATCCTTCATCGCGGCCATGTCGCGCTCGTTGGCGATGCGCATCATGCCAAGCTCGCGTTCCTGGGCCAGCTTCTGCTTGCCAAGCTCGAACTGCTGGTTTGCCTTCTGCTGATCGACGGAAATGTCGGTCTTGAGCGCGCCAATCTCCTGCTCCTGCTCTTGCAGCTTGGCTTTGCCCTCTTCGATGAGCTTCTGCACCTCGGGCGGAATGGCGGGAGCGCCTGTCACCTGTGCGGGCAGCATCTTCTTGAGACGTTCGGCTATCTCTTCGGCGCCCTTCCAATCGAGGGACTTCACCAGAATATCGCCAATGAGCGGAGCCGCAGCGGGATAGGCCTGGATCAGCATCATCATCTGCTCGGCGGTTTCCTGCCGCTGGGTCGTGAAGCTCGGGCCCGTCGAGACAGTCAGGTCGTACTTGCCGACGCTGAGGTCGTGCAGCGCCATGACGGTCTGGCCCATTTCATCGACTTCCGGCTGGCCGGTTTCGTCATTGACCTTGGGCGCTTCCTGATTGACCGGCACGGGCTTCTGCGACCCATCCTCGCCAATGACCCGAACGATGCGCGGGGCGTTGTAGACATGCGGGATCAGGTCAATGATCACACGGCCAGTATGCCGGATGGCCCGGGCCAGGTTGTCGATGAAGTGAAACGTCGAAACGTCCCCTTCGCGCTGGCGAGCCATGATGGCCTTGCCGCTGGTTTCATTGGACCGCGCGCCGAGCGAGGCGTCATAGATGCCCGTAATGGACTTGATATCGTCGGAGGCGTTCAGCGCTTCCTGCATGGAGCCGGCGGCAACGCCGCTATCGAGCGGCTGGCGCTGGGGCGGCACATCACCGGTATATTCGAGGTAGCTGTGGCTCTTGACGTTCGCGGTCTGCCAGCGCTCCTGGTCGTGGTCAAACTGGCCCTTCTTGCCAATGAACGGAACACGCGGGGCCAGCGCCACCAGCTCTGTCCCGGACGTGCGCCAGAAGTTCAGCATCTGCTGAGCGTCCTTTGCCCCGTTGATCAGGGACCGCAGATAGCGCTTGCCGTCGATCCAGAATTCGTCGCCATAAACCGGGATGATCGGGATATACTTGCCGGGCCATTCGCGTTCGGAGAGGATTTCCGCGCCCGTCATGATGCGCTGAATGACCCGATAGCACTTGGTCACGCGGCGGATCGGCTGGCCCTGCTTGTCCTTGGCCAACTGGATCAGATTGTTCTCCAGCGCAAAGGCCAGATCCTCGTCAGCGGTCAGGTCTTTCTCGTCATAAATCTTGCCATCGGTCGTCTTGACGATGGTCTTTTCGTACAGCTCGCGCGTCCACCACTCAGCGACAAGAACGCCGTCGCTATCGAGCCAGTCGCCGGCATCCATCCATGCGTCACTGTCCCAATCGGTAACGGTGGCCTTGGGATACTCAGCCTTGAAGGCCTCGCGGGTCATCTTGTCCACGACGAAGGCAACGTTCCAGTCAGAACTATCCGCCGCGGTTGAGTGCGGATCCGGATAGACGCTCAGCGGGTTGGGAACGCGGTCAATCTTGATGTCGAGGTCAAACGTATCGTCATAGGCATAATCGAGCCCGACGCGGATATAGCCAAAGCCACCACCAACAGCGCACTCAACAGCCGTGTCATAGGCCACGTCAGCATTGCTGGTGTATTCTATGTTGCGGATCAGGCCGTTGATGACCTCGGCAGTCTCGGGATCGCCTTCGCTATCGACCGGGTGCACCTTGATCGACGGCTTGTTCTGGCGACTGTCATTGACCACCTGGCGAATGACCGGGCCCAGCTTGTCGATGGTCAGGCAGGGGCGGCCATCGGCCTCACGCTGCTTGCGAATGGCTTCTGGCCACTGCTCACGGGCGCGGACGAACAGCACGTCATCCTTGTAGGCCTGGCGGTTGTCGGACTCGTGCTCATCGCACAGCTCGAACGCCTTGCGGCCGGCAGCGAGCAGATCGTCCTTGTTGTCTGGCTTCTTGTCGTCGTCAGCCATGAGGAGTGTCCTTAATCCCGAAGGCTTCCGACCGGTCCCAGCCGGGCTCACGATCCATGTAGATCACGCAAAGTTTGCGGGCCTTGCCGATGACATGCAGCCCACCCATCAGGGGCTTGTCCCATCCGGCGCGCCGCGCTTCACCTGCGGTCTCGAAGATGCCCGCTTCGACCAACGCATTAGCCATGGTCGCTTTGCTATGCAGGTCAGACTGAAATATGCGGGGGACATACCCTGGCAGTTTGAAGCCGCCAGACTGATGCTGGATAGGTTTGTCAGACATCACCAGTACCAGCCCTTTACCTTGCCGCGGCGCGTATAGAGCTTCACTTTCCAGCCAATCGACTGGAACGGCTTCCACCAGACCTGCCAACATGTGGGGAGAATTGAGCGCGGATACGCATCCAAGCGCGGCTCAAATGTCAGTTCCCCGCCGAAGCAAAGCCCAGAGCGCCAAGCACCACGCCAGTACAGTTCCTTAGATGGTCGCGTCATGAACTACCCCATCCATTGCCCAGGACCGCGATGCGACCCGTAGCCTTCGTCGTCAGTGCGTTTCTTGCGAGGTTCTTCGTAGGCGACACTGCCGAGCCCGAAGGCGTCGGCGCCGTTCGATGCCCAATCATGCTCAGGCCCAAGCCCGATGTTGCGCGTCTCGTCTTTGCGCTCGTGATACCAACCAAGGGCATCGAGCAACGCGCCCGTTGTCGCCTCGTTGAACCACATGAGCGGGAACAGCCGGCGAGAGGCTTCGACACGCTGCATGGCAGCGCCCTTGCCCTGGTTTGGGATCACCAAGACATCATAGCCGGCATCCCGAAAGGCGCTCTCGTAGGAGACGTCATAAACCTTGTCGTGTGCCACACCGTCATGCGGCAGGATCACTTGCACTCGCTCTGGCGTGTAGCCTTGCGAGCGCATCCAATTGAGGTGCGAGGCCATCGGCTGGCCAACCGCCTCGTAATAGTTCAGTACCCGGATTTCGCGGCCGATCCATTGCTCCGCCACGATGGCGAACGCATCGGCCTTTGCTCCAGTCCCGCCAATGTCCAGCACTAGCTTGATCGTCAGCAGCGGGTCAGCAGCGACCCTGCCAATGCGGCCCTGAGCCCGGGCCTCTGCCAATGGCTTGGCATAGTAGGCGCCTTCCGCAACGGTCACGTAGCCACCTTCCCAGATATGATCGTACTGATCAGGGTTGTTGGCGAGGCAATCGAGGCGCTCTTGCTCCAGCACACTTGGGAACCACGGATTGTCTGACCAGTTGGCGCGAACAACAGCAGCGCCAGTCGGTTTGGATGGCCCGCGCAACATCATGTCCACGGGATCGTTCTTGCGGCGCGGGTTCCAGCTCCACCAGAGTTCAGAGCCCTCGGCGCGAATAGTGGGGCGCAACAGGCTGATAGACCGGGCGCTGAGTGTCTGCGCCTCTTCAGCCCAAGCTCGCTTAAAACCTTCCAGCGACTTGATCGATTCCGCTGTGTGGTCCTGCATGCCCTGGAAGATGATCACGCCATCGCCGGGCGTCTTGATCAACTCGTTGAACACCTTGAAGCCATCGGCTTCGCCCAGACCGTTCTCAGCCAGCTTGCTTTCGATAAGGCGCTTTGCCGAATCCTTCAGCGACTTCTGCACTTCGCGAATGCAGGCGCTCAGCAAGCCCTTGTTGGCAAGGCTGTCCTCTATCAGCAGTTCGGCAAAGAAGTGCGACTTTCCCGAACCGCGCCCCCCATGCGCGCCCTTGTCTCGTGCCGGCTCCAGAAGCGGAGCAAAGCACTCAGCCGTTTCGAGGTTCAGGACGGACAATGACGCGCCTGATTTCATGGACCAGGTTGATGGGGTCTTCGCCGCCGTCGCCTATGACAGCCTGCGGAACCTTGCCGTCGAGACGGTCTGCAACTTCCTTGATGGCAGCGACATCGCCTGAGATGGCCTTATCAACCAAGGCATCGGCAACCGCACGTAGCTTGGTCTTGTCACTGCCTTCGATTGCCTCCTTGATGGCAATATTGAGCATCGCAGCGAATGAGCGTTCTTTGGGCGGGCGACCTGCCATATTAAATTCACTCAAGCCCTTGAAAGGCTTAAGTCCCCTTTCCGACTGCACAAGGCTTGGTCGGTTTGCGAGATATTGGAAATTTCATCCGTACAACCCCGTGATTTTCGACACATCACCGTGTCATCGCGTGGGGTCCGCGATAGTTTTGTTCTACTGATACACAGCCACAAAGGCCGGATGATACGAGCGCCAGTCAGCAGCAAGAGGCTGCGGCGGCATGATCAGCACCGCTGCCACCTGCATCCACAAAGGCAGGCCCATGGTGACAGCCTCTTGGGGTTAGGTGTGTGTGCCCCTGGCTGTTGAAGGCCAAGGGCTGGGGAGGGTTAGGAAAGCGTAATCCAGAACGGCCCGACCCAAAGCAGGAACAGCGGGCCATCGTACCAGTCATAGGAGGCGCTGAGCTTCCATTCGCGCCACGAGACGCCGCAGTACCAGCAGTTGCGATCTGCCATCATCGCCAGCAGAGTAATTGGGTGCCAGTCTGAACTATTGGTGTAGCCTCGGAGCTTCATATTTGCTCTCCGGTGAATGAAGATCGAGCGGGCGACCATTGGCTAATGTTGCGGGATGGTGATGTCGCCGCGCTCGAAGGGAGATTGCCGGGGTGCATCCTACTGCAACCCCGGCTCTGTAGCCGCCAGATCGGGGGCGACCACGTGTTGGGTATCGAGACGGCTTCCTTGCCGGGTGAGGATTTGAACCTCAGCTATGCCCACGCTAATTTCAAGGGGCATCGACTTAACCAGCAGCCCCGGCAAGAGGCTTAGCGTACCTGCGGAGTCTCACCGCCGCCGTCTCGATCTCTTTGCCCTGATGGAGGGCGGGATAACCAACCGTGCGAAAACTGTCTTTGGGTCTGTCCCATCGCTCCCGCCGCACGGCGGGCCGCAGCGCCGTCAAACTGACTGGCTATAGTTGCTGCGGTTCTTCCATCGGATGCCCATTCGGGCAAATTGGCTGGGGGAGGGCCGGAGCCCTCAACCCCTATTCGCCGGAACTTACGCTCCAGCGTAAAAACACTGCCCGAATTTTTTGATTTGGTCAAGCGGCCTTCGCTTTCCCCACAAGCTGGTAATGCCGCGTCAGTGCATTCAGCCCTTCCCGCAGCCACCCGACCATGTGGTGACACTCCGCATCACGCACCAGACAGGTATCGAGCGCAGCAATCAACGCGCCACCCCCGCGCAATTCGTTCTGGCGCTCTTGTACGGCCTTTGTCGCATCCCGCCAGCGTGTGGTAGCCCGGCGATAGAATTCGACGTTCTCGGCGTCCCCTGAGCCGCCATGTACGCGGTTCAGATCCACGCCGGATGGATCGCGCGGCGCCCGGATGGCCATGAGGTTGTTTCGGTGATCCTCCAGGTAGATCATTGCTGCCTCGTATTGGGTCGTGGTAATCTCTCCGCTCATGCAGAGGCGGCCGGCGAATGACCCTGCCCGCTGGTCGCGCGAGACTTCCGGCTCCAGCCCATGCAGGCGAACGCGGGCTTCTACGCCGGGGCGCAGGGTTTCCCGCTCTTCCATTTCCAAAGCCCCATTGACCCGCTGCATCAGGTCTGCAGGCTTGCGAGAGAGCCTCCCGCTGGCTTCCCGGTTTACGCCTTCACGCTTCTTCGGTCCGCGCTTGCCCATGATCTGTCTGCTGCCCCTTTGGAATGGATTATGCTGCCCAGCCGATGGTGATGTGCGCCACGAGCCAACTCAGGAATAGGTAGCCGCCCAAGGCGAGAATGCCCCCGACAGCGAACGCCACGAGGATCAACCCGATGATCTGCGCCCCAACTGCGCGGCCAAGGTCATATCCGTTCATTTGCCAAACTCCGTTGGTTCCAATGCTTCGCCAGCGACCGAACGTCATAGACCTCGCCCGCCGTCAGCCATGTGTCCGGCTTGAGGTTGCATTTCTGGTTCCGGCAACCAGCAACCAGCCGGCCAAAGGTTTCCCACACTTCCGCGCGAGCGCCGCAAAACGGGCACGGTCGCAATAGGTCCGTCATTTTCTCTCTCCTTCATCTGCATTGGGGTGGGTCATGCTGCCGTCTTGTTCAGAAGCTCCGCCGGCGCCTCACAGCCCGGATCGCCAGGCTTTGGTCCCCAGGCCATTGGCCAGATGCCGAACTCGTTGAAGTTTTTCATGCGGCCGGGCCAATCAATGGACGCGGCCGCCGCGGACTGCGTGAACTTGAAGCCGGCGTTGCGCAGGTATTCGATCTCGATTGTGAGCCAGCCCTTGCGGATCGCCGTGTGAAGGGCTTCGGCCGGATTGCCGCCGAGCTGTTGGACCTGGCGAAGCGTGGAAACCAGTTCCTCTGCCGTTGCCGAAACCAGCGGGCGCCGCTTTTCTTCGAGATAGCCAACGTACCGTTGCGCCGTCATTGGATCGACAATGGACTGCAACACGACGCATGGGTTTGCGTAACGCTTTGGCTTCGAAGGGGTAAGGGGTTCTCTACTCTCTTCTTCTCTTATCTCTTCTGGTTCAACATGTGTTGAAGCAATTGCTTGGCTTGGTTCGTTGTTTTCCAATGGCTTAGCTCGCGCTTTTGCGCTTTCGACGCCGCCCCGACTTCCCGCCGACTTGCGTTCGGCGCGGGTTCGATTCCGGTTCGAAACCTCCTCGGCGGCCCGTCGATTTGAAATCACGCCGTTCTCGACGGTGATCTTGCCAGCCGCTTCCAGTTCGGAAATCAGTCTTTTCGCTTTCCGATCATTGCAGCGAAGTAGGCCGGCGATGACAAAACCATTGTCTCGAATGGGGCGCTCGGTGATGTAGATGGCATGGCAAAGGCGGAGATATGCCGCCTCCTGTTCCAGGGTCAGATCGTCGGTACCATCGTTCCAATCGACGGGGTTCATCTTGTACCAGTCGGTCATGGATTGTCCCTGATGCTGGAGTGCGCAATCGAACACCACAGGCGCACATCATCTGTGGCGCCGTTGCGGTTCTTGCGGATAAGAAATTCCATCTTGTTGCGCGCATCGCGCAGCGCCTCGAAGTCAGCATCTGCCTGTTGGTTCAGGTAATACTCTTCGCGGTAGAGGAAGCCGATGACATGGGCGTCCTGTTCGATTTCACCGGACCAGCGAAGATCCGACATTACCGGGCGCTTATCGTCTCGCTTCTCAACCTCGCGTGAAAGCTGGCACAACAGCACCACGCAGCAATCCAGTTCCTTGGCCAGTGCGCGGGCGCGACCAGAGACTTCCCCGGCCTCGGCTACCTTGTTGCCCGCATAGCGGTCAGAAGGCGTTACGAGGCCCATGTGGTCGATGCAGACCACGCCCAGGCGCACACCTGCCCCAGCCATCTCCATCTTGAGCCTGCGGGCCTTGGCGGCGATCTGAGCGAAAGTCAGCCGGGCGCTGTCATCAATGTGCATCGGGCATGCCGCGACATCTTCGGCGGCGTTATAGACATCGGCCTTCTGTTCGTCGCTCAGCTCGCCTTTAAGGATGGTGCCGTAGGATGGCGCTTTGAGACTATCCATGGCATCGGAGATCATGCGAGAGGCAATTTCCTGCTCGGTCATTTCCAGCGAGAAGATGGCAACCCCTGCCCCGCTGGCGGCCGTGCGACGCAGCGACGAACACATGAAGGCGGATTTGCCCATGCCAGGACGGCCGGCAATGACGTAAAGCTGCCCACGACGATAGCCGTTGAGCTTCACGTCCAGAATGCGAATGCCAGTCGTGGCGCCGCGCTGCTGATCGGGGTTTTCGATGTCGGCAATGAGGGCGCGAGTGGCGCGCAACAGGCTTCCGCCGACCTTCTCGGCCTTCACCTCAAGAATGCGGTCAAGGTCCAGCAGGCACCCACTGGCGATGTCATATGGGTCAGCCTCGAATGTGATGGCGGCGGCTGAAGAGCGCTCTGCCATGTTGACCAGCGAACGCCGTGCCCAGCGATCCTTGAGGGTTGCCACTAGGCCGGCAATGTTGATGTCTGGCAGACCAGCGGCACAGGCCCGGGCGTAGAACTCGCCGCGGCTAATGCCGCCCAGGTCAAGCGGCATGGCCGCCGTTACCGTGGCCGGGGTCAGGCGATTGCCTGCGTCGTGAATCCGCATGCAAGCGTCAAAGAGATAGCGCGCAAATTCGTCGCCAAACCACTCCGACTTTATGGCCGGCGCGTAGCGGCCGAAGGCGTCAGGGTCGAGGAACAGCGACCCTAGCAGGGTCAGTTCAACATCGGTTTCCGCCAGGACGATTTGGGACGCAGCGACGCTCATGCGCGATGCTCGGTAAACGGCACAACCCATGCCGCCCAAGCCTTGCCGGCGGCAATGCCATCTTCCATGTCGCGGGTTGTCTCTGCCTTGTCCTTGGCTTCGAGGTATGCCTTCCAGCGCTCCTGCAACTCAGCGTTGCGGTTGTCCTGGTCGTGGTCCAAAATCGTTGTGTCGTCCATTTCGGAATGCCCCTGCAAATCAGTCGCTAGAAATTTACGCCCTGTTAACAACTCTCGTCTTGACCTATCGGGACAGGAGTTAACGGCTCCTGCGCCGCACCTGTGAACACTGTGGACAACGGGGAATGTTGCATTGTCGCTTGACGGCGCTGATGGGCCAAAATTCCAGATCGGACGGTCGTGTGATCGCGATCACCGACAAGCTGGCCAATGCGGCACAGACTGAAATTCAGCTCATTGCGCATGCGCCAAAACACCTCGTGCCGCGCCGCGACAATGTTGCGATCCCTGAACTTGCCTGTGATGTCCTTAGGCGGCACAGTGTGCTTTATCGCGGTCTCAAAGATGATCCTGCGCCAGGACGAGAGCTTCGGATCGATGACCACGGCATCCGGTAGCAGCGCCACCTTTGGGGCTTCAACGCGTATGACATCGCGGCGCCCCAAGGTACGAGCCGCGCCTTTCGAAGCCCTCTTGGCGATGGCGATACGACGCTCGTTTTCGTCCATCTCCCACATGCCGGAAATGGTTCCAGCTCGGGTTTTGACATCGAGGCGTGATGGATTGCGTTCGGCTATATGTGTCATTTCGCCCCCTGCCCCAACGGCATGGTTGCTGCCTTTTCCATTGCTGCACGACGCTTGGACATTGAGGTGATGCCCTTGCGACGGAGAAGCCGGCGAAGCTCTTCGTTGTTCGCGTTGAACTTGGTGGTCCAGTTGCGGGAATTGCTCATGGCTATGCTGCCTTCTCAGAAGCGACCTCACCACCCCACTGGCTGGCCATCGCCGCGGCGATGCCTTCCAGGGTACGGCTGCGTTCTTTCCAGCGGTTTGGTCCGGGGGGCATGCGGTGAACCCGGGCCTCGCGACCATCCACGATATTGGTTGGGGTCAGCAGGGGAAGGTTCTTGAGCCAAAGACAGGTCGCCTTGACCTCGCCATGGCCAAACATCCACGGCTGGATAATCTGGTCCGGCTTGCGAATTTTCGTGCTGATGACGCTGATGGGATTTTCGATGGCGATGCGCTCGATTGGCGCATCCATCAGGCGCTGAACAAAGTCGAGCGCCCTGCCCTGCCTGCCGTCCGCAATCTTCTCCGCGAAATGACGGGCGCCAGAGACGGCCAGATCGGTGCAGGGCGGATGGGCGATCATCAGATCCCACGACTGCGCCATGCCGGTCAGAAACGAGAGCACGTCGCCTTGGATATGCTGGCGGCTGTCGTCCTCGCTGGGGAGTAAATCACAAGACCAAGCATCATGACCAAGAGCGGCAAACGCACGGCGGACGGTGCCAGAGAATTCGCATGCAACCAGTACCCTCATTCGTCGTCTCCCGTTGGTTTATCAGATGGTTCAATCGTCAGTGCGTCGGCGCGGAACTGACTGGCCTCTGCCAGATGCTCCTGCGCCTTGTCGGTGTGCCACACGGCCTTCTGCCGCCAGCGTGTCGCGAGCCAGGAGCGCAGCCAAACTGGCAACCTGCGCCTCAAGGTCAGCAATGCGTTTCGCCAGCGCGATGTCCGCTGCATCGGCCTTCTCCCTCTGCCCGATCAGGGCTTTGATGCGCGCTTCCTCGTCCACCCGGAGGCGCGCTGTCTGCTCAGCTTCGTAGATCGACTTGACGCGGCGCTCATTCATCCCAAGCAGGGACGCGAGACGGGCCTTACGCCACTTATGGTTCATCGTCGGCCAACGCTGGCCGGCATAGATGCGAAGGTCTGTGGCGACTTCTACGGTCACTTCACGCCTCTCGGACTTGTCCTGCATTCCCAATTTTTTGACCTCGCGTTGCTGGATATTTGGAACCAGCAGACGAAGCGGAATTGGAAAGGGCGATTGAGAAATGAGGCACATCACCGAAGGCGTTTACGGGTTGGTGATGAGCCGAGGTATTGCCAACGGCAGGGCGGGAACCCGAGCCAATGGCGGAATGAAAATGCGAGGCGCAGCCAGTGACGGCGCGCACTCGCAAGTTGCGGCGGGGGAGGATTCCGCCGATCTGAATTCGGGAAAAGGACGCGGACCGAAGCCCGCGCCAGTTCAACAGGAAGTCGGGAGACGTCATGCTCAAGAGCCCAGCATGGCGCGAAGCCATCCAGTCCCGCGTATTGTCGTGGACAACAGCAGGAATTGGCGCACACAGGCCCCACGAGTTGCCCCGCTCGGTGTGCGTCAATTTCTGGTGTTGGTAAGCAGCCGATGACGCGCTGGCCTTGGCGGCCAGCAGTCCGTCACCGAGCTGATTGGCTCCCTCGGTCACTCCATAGCCTCCGGAAGGTCAATGGAGCTGTCACGAGAGGCAATGGCGTCACAGATCAGAGCCAAGGCCCCAAGCGCGACGAAGGCGGCAAGGATGGCGCCAGCAGCGAGCCAGCCAAGCAGCGAAGCTAGGCCAGTTACTCCCGACAGGACCAGACATGCGGACCCAAGTGCAGCCAGGATCAGGACGGTGTGCCTTGGAGTTTCGGTGTGGTAGATTGCGCGGTGCGGGGTCATCATGCTGCGTTCCTCACGTGTGCACGTGCACGAGGCGCGTCGAGAATGGCCAGATAGCCTTCCACGCCCTCGGCTTTGGACATGGCCTTGTCCTTCTCGGACTGGCTCATGCGGGTTGCGGCGATAGCGGCCTTGAGCTGCGCAACCTCAACCGAGATTTCAGCGCCAGACAGGCCAAGCGCCTTGAGCTGTTCGCGGTGATCAGCCCAAGTGTCTTTCAGCGACGTATTGGCCGCGTCCTTCATGTCCTCAGCCTCGTTTACGAGCCGGGAAATGAGCAGGACGCTATCCTCGGATATGCGCGGGTCTGGCATCTATGCCTCCCCACGCTTGCGGATGGCATATTGGATACCCTTGAGGATCAAGAAGGTGACGGCTGCCGAGCTATCACCTTCTTGGATGGCCTCGACATAGGATTGAAGTGGGATAAACGCCGCTTCGGCACACGCTTCCCGTTCCTCAGCCTTTGCAGCGAGGATGGCGCGGGCGACGGCCTCTTTGATCGAAGCGGGGCCGCGCGCCCAAAGCTGACGATGGGATTCCGCCTTGTCCCAAACGTCTTGCGGGCACCAGTCTGGCTTACCCATCACTGTGCATCCTTATGAGTTGGACGGGCGCCCATGAGGCCGCAAAACACGCCAACCGCGCTAATGATCGCCCATGCCCAATCGGCGTGAGCCAGCGAAGTCAGCGCAAAAGCGATATTGCAGCCGAGGGCGACCAAGTTTGTTTTCTCCCAACCGAGCATGGCCTACGCTTCCTCTTCGCTATGAACTGGAATGGACTGGATGCACCTAGCCCGACAGCCGGCGGCAACGTCCGACTTGCGGCGCATGGCGCGGGCCTGCTCAATCGTGCCGACCCACGCCCACTTGCTGCCGAACTGGATATGCTTGCCCTCTTGGTGCAGGTACATGAGCCCTGCCCTCAGGTGGTACTTGGGCTTGTTGTGGATCGATTGGGACAGGCCTGGGTCAATGTCGCGCGTGGCGTACCTGTCATGGGTTTTATGACTCGTCGCGATACTCATGACGCGCGCTCCGTCAGCGCCGCGAGCAGCTTCTTGTCAGCCGCTACCAGCTTCATGTGCCATGTAGCAGCCACCTTGCCGCGTATGCGCCATTTGCGAATTGCCTCGGACGTGGCGCCCAGCTTGAGCGCGAGCGTTTCGATGCGGGTCCATTGCTCGGGGGTGTATGTCATAGCCCGTACTATTGGCCAAATTGTCCAATTTGTAAAGGGCGAATTTGTCCAATGATTTCAACGGGGGGATAGGCGACAATAGGTCACTATGAATGACTCAAATCGCGAGCTGCTGTTTAACGCTGCGTTGTGTGAGCGGGTATCGAACCTCCGCCGCGAGCGCGGCTGGACGGCCGAACAAATGGCCACAGCTTTAGGCGTCCCTTCCGACCGCTACCGCAAGTACGAGAAGAGGTCGCCCCTGCCGGCGTATTTGATGGAGAGCTTCTGCCTCATAGTCGATTGCGATCTCGACTATCTGCTTACGGGCCGCAAGCGCGTCATGGTCGCGGCCCGTCAAAGCGAAGTGCAAAGACGAGCCTAATGCTCGGCTTGGCGTTTTCCGGCGATCAGACACCCTTCCTGGCACCAGAACGGTCCAGCGGTACATGGTCCCCCACAGGGGTTTAGCCGCACGGTCACATTCCCATGCTGAATAACCCTGTAGTCGGGCGTTTCCGACCTGGTGCCTTTGAGAAGGTAGACAGGCGAGCAACGCGTCACGACGCATATTGATGTCATCAGTTCCGGCGGGATTACCCCGGATCGTTCGATAGCCGCGTACTTTAGTCTAGAGACCCCGAGCGCTTTGGCCATGCCGCTCTTGGTTAGCCCGGCTCCCGTTCTGGCTAGCTTCAGCCGGTAGGAAACTGCCGATGGAAATGCAGCACTCTGCATTTTACTCCCCTCTACGACGCCCCCCGCCGCAGGTCCAAGCGCCGACGCCGCTAGGAACATTGCAGCCTAAACAACCCTGCCAGTCGCGCAAGGCCTTGTTGCATACGCATTCATCACAAATGCCTGTGATTGGACGATTTGGCCAAAATAGTGTTTGACGCGGTGGACAAATTGTCCGATAGTCATCTCAACAAACGGCACCCGCCCTGAGGAGATACGAGATGAGCGAACTCGGCCTGCTAGGAAACGTCGACTATCACGCCAACCTTCCTGCCGCACTTGCTGTCCAGCAGGACGGCCGACTGTACCGGATCGTCAGCCGCAGGATTGTGGATGGCGAGGTCGTGGACAGCGGCCCCTTTGATTTCCAGACATTCGACAGCGTTCACGCCGCCCGTGCCCACTTGAAAACGCTCAAGGCGAAGTTCCCCGGCTGCTGATCTTCACCTGAGCGCATCCCGAGTGGTGCGCTCTAGCGAAGATCACCCGCCCTGAGGTTGAGACGATGACCCGCTCCCCCGAAACTTTCGCAGACATCATCCCGATTGAGAGGCTGACGACCGGCCTCGACATCATGGTCCCCGGCTTTGGCCCTGCCGAAGTGTACGCCATCGAGTTCGATGGCTGGGGCTACATGGTTCAGTACGCCCGTTCTGTTCGTGGCGGCTGGGATGATCTGGACAGCTTCTATGTCGATGCTGGCGGTTCTGTTGACCATGCCGGGATTGGCGAACCTCGCTGGATACGCGGCATCAATGCCGTCACCGCCGAGGAATGGCAGGCGAAGGCCGAGGCCGCACCCGTCAACCTGCTGGACGCCGTTCGGGCTCTTACCCCTCTCCCCGCCCTTCGTGAGGCGGATGCAATGGAGGCCGCAGAATGAGCGAGCGTTGCGTTTCGTGCGGCCAGTTCCTCAGTTTCAAGCCCGGCGTCTCATGGGCTCAGTCTTGGAGCTACGCAATGGACGGCTTCCCCGATCTTCATGACCCTCGGTTCCAGTGTGCTTCTTGCACCGACAAGCATGGGCCGCTGGGAACCAACTGCGCCCACCCTGAGCGCTATTCCGGCGTTCTGTCAGCCGACGCCCTTCGTGAGGCTGGGGAACAGCAGATGGAGAGCGTGTGATGGGCAAGCTCCTCCCCTGCCCCTTCTGCGGGCACGATGACCAGTTGTACCCGGCCCATCGCTGGCCCGGCAACGGCCCAGCTTATGCAATCGACTGCCTGCGCTGCGGATACGACTTCACGCCCAGAGAGGGCATGGA